CATTCTCATCTGTCAATGAAGGTATAGTTGCATAGTCGCACGCAAACGTATTTGTAATTACAATTGTGCTGAACACGCCTGTTCCAGCTGCTAACGTACTATAAACCGATGGCATACCATATCCGTTGTAGTTAGATGCATATGTATTATGTAAGTTCCAATTACTGCCTTCAATAATGCGTTGAAAAACGCCAACTTTAGCAATGATTGTGCTGTACTGCAGACATGGAAAAGGCACACCGGTAGCTGTTGCGCCGCCACCGCAACATCCGCCGCAAAATCCATGATTTAAATTATTAAGTTCAGCAATAGCAATTTGTGTGCTAACTGAAGAACTCATCCTTTACTAGGTCCTTGGTTTTTACTCCTTCTTCGTCAACGCGCCCCAAGAGACGGGAAAGTGCGGAAGCAACAACGTCTCCAATGCTGTAGCATAAGCCTTGATTTCAGCCTGTGCACCAGGATCAGTGCGTAGTGCCCAAATGCGAGCATAGGCAGCTAGACTGCCAGTTTCAATAAACTCTGTATACATCCCTTGAGGAAGAACACAACGAGCAATCTCTGGCGCAACACCACGCGCCATGATAGACTTATACAAATTCATACTTACATCACCAAACGCATGGAGTTCTGCTGCAATCAGATCGGCGTCTTCTACAGGATTGGGCTTTGACCCCTGCTTCAGCTTCGGGTCACGCTCTCGTAGACCTTCGGAATCCGGCCACCATAGTTCAGGTTCAGTATCAACATACCGTCTTGATACTTCATTGCGCGATAATCCTACAGTATGACGAAACCACTCACGAGCCACAAAGATTGGCATCTTGATCCGAAGCCTAACCTGCGGATGAAAGAAGGGTGAAATATGATGATGCTTCGCTAGATAGCGGATTAGACCTGCATCTCTGTCGGTAAATTCGAGCGCCTCCTTGGCGAACGATACACGCGCAGCATTGACTACCGTGAGGTCGTTCCCAAACACTTCGAGTACTTCGATACCACCGATGCCATCGGATGTCTTCCACATTTGTTTACAATATTCCTAGAAACGCTAAGCTCTATCATTTTTTATTGAAGCCGTATCCGCTTCCAATTTGCTAGTTCAGGTATTGTTAAAAAAATCCGCCGTCTTGCAGTTCCGTAACCATATTCGTCACCAGCAGGAAGCAAATGTCCATAATTAAAGAGTAATAGATGAATAAAATCCGCCCCAGGAGTAAACTCTACACACCATACTTCATCGGCCCCTTCATAGTCATAGTAAATCCTTGGTAAAGAACCGAACGGCACTAAATGTCTATTCAATTCAATAAGTGCAGATATCATAGGCTGACCTATGTATCCTATAAATTTAGTTTCATGAAACCGTTCAGCAATTTGTTTAAGAGTTTTACAGTTATCTTTATTTTCATAGCATTCTTTTAAAACAAAACTATAAAACAATACACTTTTATCTATTGCATCCCAATCAACAACACAATCTTCAGCGCCACCTCGTGTTGTCAAAAAGAAACTGTACTGACCCATTAGTATATAAAAATATTTTTAAAGACCGAACATGCTACTCCACAATCTTGGGCGCAAGATACGATACGAACCGTGAACCAGTCCCAAATGCGAAGGAAGCACGCAACGGCTGCATAGGATCAAACTCCAGCTTCGTCATCGCACTCATAGGCCCGCCACCCTTCAGAATGGTCATAAGATACTTCGTTCCATAGGTCGCCATCACAGTATCATCAACAAGTTCCATTGTACGATCTTCAGTATTCACAAGGGTCTGCTTGACTGTTCCGCTATCCCCGCTTGCCGACAGATGAAAGCCATCCTCGTCCAGGTTCAACGTCATTGCGTCAGCAAACGCAGCAACCTCCTTTGCCACACTCAGAATATCAGCTGTCTTCGCCACAACTAGAGCCGCATAGGTAATTTCTGGCAAATTCATAGCCTCTTCGTCAATATCAAGTGTGTGGATGCTGTACACCGCCTTCTTGGCCAGCTTCTCATTTACATAGGAGACTGTCAACGTATCCTTAGCCTTGTTCACAGACAACGTAACCTTTTCACCCGCACCGACAGCCGACAGAGCCCTGGCCAACACAGGAGTTGAGATACCAATTGTTAGAGGCAAAGGAAGCGTCCAAACAGAACATTCGGCGGCGGAAAGAAAGTAATCAACGAAGCCTACATGGCTTGTGTCCATACCATTGATGGCTAGGCCTTCTTCGGAAAACCGAAGCTGGGCCTGAGGCAGAAAGGCGACTAGAGCGTCGACTGCCGCCTTAAATAACACACTATCCTTGGGAACGATTTCCATAGTACTACAACCCCTTAAAGTCAAGCGAATATTTCATTTTTTGCACATGGTCTAAAAAATGACTTAAGGCTGGTTTCATAACTAATCCTAAATGCCTCCTCGAAAAGGAACAACTACAGTATCCGTAGTTATTCCTTCAAGCTATGAACTACCAGACTTCTACTCGATAGCCCCGCCAGATGCTGTAGCCGAAGCACTACGAATTGGTGCAACTCTGTACGAAACATTGAAGGAAATGAAAGCCGATGAAAGCAATGCTGCCCTAGCTGAGCTCGAAGCCAAAAAACAAGCTGATGTTGCACGCATCAGAGAACAGGCCAATACTAATCTGAAACAGTTGCAGGATCAGCTCTTTGAAGCTGACCAGGCGTACACAGCCCTGCAAAAGCAGCAGCAGGAACGCCTAGCATCAGCTGTCCAATCGGAAAGAAACACAGTGAAAGCAACGTATGAAGCCCAGGTCCAACGCCAACTGGAAACGATCGCGTCCCTCCAGCATAGAATGCAACTCGCTACAGCGGAACGGGACAATGATATTCAGAAGGCCGAGGAGCGTACAAAAGCCGCCTTAGAACTCGCCCTAAAGGAAAAGGAACGTACAATTGAGCGCCAGCAACTCTTGTACGATAAACTTAATGCAACCCTAGAAAAGAATTCTGAAGAACTCTGCAGACTTAGAGAAGCCCAACTCGCAAAGCGCCTACAGAACTCCAAAGCGAAAGGCGACGAATATGAAGCTGTCTTTAGAGAGAAGCTAATTCAGGCGTTTGGCACTGGCCCCCATTTCAGCGTTGAAGAAACAGCAAAAAACGGGTTCGGTCACCAAGCCGACTTAATCATGAATTGGGACAATAAGCAGATCATGTGGGAAGTTAAGAATTACGATTATCCTGTGCCACCTAAGGAAGTTGACAAGTTCCATCGTGATATGAACGAGAATTCAACAATTTCAATTGGTGTTATGGTAAGTCGTTACACCCACATAACAGGAAAGAATAGTTCAGGATCAAAGCATATTGAGTTCTTGAACGATAAGATGTATATTTATCTTAACAATTTCGATGCAATGAACGAGGACACATTGCCTGGTCTTATGCTTCTATTCAAGACCTATTGGCTGATTAGCAGGAACTTTGAGAGCCAAGAGACTATTGAAACCGCCGTAAGAATGATTGAGAAGCTGCATGGAGATGCAGTAAAGGCCAAGACGGAGTGGAAGCAGCACAAGTCCCATAATGACGCTATGGTGCGTTGGATGGCTGAAACTGTGGAGCGTACAGAAGCCAGTCTTAAGACTGCTCTCCAAACATTGCAAGGCGGCGTAACAAAGACACCTCTAGTGGTTCCGCCACGCATCTTTCGTGATGTCACAGATGACAAAGCTATGGAGTGTATTCGTCATGTCTTGGAGGTCACAACAGTCAGCAAAGATGAGTCGTGTGTTCTCAATGATGTGGCACAGGCTGTGGCTGAACGTATGAATTTGACTAGAGATACAGTTAGAGACCATATTCGTGGTCTACTTTCGGATGCCGCATTAATCCCTAACAAAGGAAAAAATCCCGCACGTATACAAGGTTTACAATTGAAGTCCACAATGACGGCAATCTAAGCAACCTTAGACACACCCATTCCTAGGTTCGAAGCCAGAAGTGCCATGCCGCCCCCAATCGCTAGAGAATAGGACTGGGAGCTTAGGGTCATGACATTCAGAATGCCGGCGCAAACAGGGCTCGCTGTTGTGAACAAAGAAGTTATCAGGCCTTCGAAGCTCATGGGTGCGCAGACATAACTGTAGATATTAGACGCAGCATAGTGGGTCGCAAACACAGTCGCAACAGGCGTTAGAGCCACCAGAACAGGATGCATTTTTAATGTATCTTATTTTGAAAACTTTAGGCAATTCACTTTTTAACCAAATGTGTTATTACTTACAATCATGTAATTGACGTAGCTATCATCTTGATTATTTGTAGATTGTATAGTAATGGTTGAATTACCTGGTCCGCCAATTGTATAAAACAAATTTCCTATGTGTGCGCCTCCGCCAGAGCGTGTCAAAAAGATAAGGGCTCCAGCTACAGACGCATAAGGATTGTCAAATGTGACAACACCGCCGCTGCCACTGAGCTGAACCTGTCCGCACGTATTCACTGGGTTTAAGACGCCTGTTGTGTAAACCTGGGGAGGATACTCAAGTGTGCCATCTCCAGAGGTTAAGTAAACAGTTGTTATCGCCACAGGATCCTGTAATTGTAAGTAGGTCTCATCAGAAGTTCCACCGAAGTAGGCTTCTGTCGTCGTGGTCGATGTAGCAACTATACCAAAATAGGGCTCCCATGGGATTTGTGTCATACCCAAATACGCCGCGTTGTCTCCAGAAATATCATTTTGGACTGAGATATAAGCAGGTGTATAGCCAGAATTTACAAATACGCCCGCATTAGTTCCGAACGGTCCACCAGGCCCACCAGGTCCTCCATACTGCGTAGTAGCACAAAGAGCCACGATAGTGCTGTTGTTGTACTCTAAATCCAAATAAGAACAATATAGATTTGTACCCAAATACGCCTGTTGTGTAGTTATTATGTACGGTTCGTATTCCACGGTCGTGCCTTCAACGCCCACATACGGCGTAAAATCATTTCCAATGGTTAGATATGCAGCATTTGACCTCACATCTCCAGGCAAGGTATCCTGAACGGATATGTAGTTGCTTCCATTCGCATTGACAACCACATTGCCATTTGTCAAGATGGGTTCACCTAATTCATCAAGATCTGCGTCCTGGCTTCCAACACTACCTGTATCATCTACATAGATTGGCTTATCGTTGTTGTACTCAGTAAACAGATACGCATTCGGATCAATAAAACCGTTGAGGAATGTTTTCGCATCAAAGACACCTACCCAATACTGTGTAATACCTGGATTGACACCTGGATACAACTTACGGCCATTTTCACGTAAAACGCGAGCCGCCGGACACTTTGTAACATCATATGTGACAGGTGTTAATACCCAATTAGGAACAGTGGATGTGCCTGTATTCAAGTAGGAAAAAAAATACTGACAGAACACGTCTGTAGACATGTAGGATCGGCGAGCGCCTCCAGGCACACCATCTTGAGCACGCATCGAAGACATTGTTTATACTATGGGTCACTATAAAAGCCACGGCGTCAGCGTCTCCACAACACACTCACCCAAAACATTCGTGTTGTATCCGCCTTCCAACAGAAATAACGTAGGACATCCTACACCTTTCAATAGCCGTCCAATTTCTCCATACGTTTCAGTCTTCAGGTTCATTAGCTTCATAGGATCTTTAGCATGTGTATCGTATCCTGCAGATACAATAAGTGCATCAGGCTTTCCAATAAACGGCAACACGTCATTGCGTAGAACACGTAAATAGGCCGAAGACCCTGTTCTTCTTGGAAGAGGCAGGTTCAGCACCCGCTTCTCAGCACAGGCGGCGCCAGTGCCAGGATAAATCCCCTTTCCAAAGGCATGGGTCGATACAAATCGCACACCTTTACCACCACGAACGCAAGCCTCTGTGCCATCACCATGGTGCGCATCCATATCAAAGATGCAAATATCCTTGAACCCCTTCTTCTTTAGCTCCGTCGCTGCAAACCAGGCATTGTTCTCGTGGCAAAAGCCACTAGGACGAAAAGACGCATGATGTCCTGGAGGACGACAAAGAACAAACGAACACGCGTTACCGTCCTTCACAGCAGTAGAAATCATGTCTTTTGTCACCAAAAGTACATCAGCCGTTCCATGAGTTGCATACGTATCGCCATACTCATCGAGCATCCATGCAGCCGAACCCTCTACAGCCGAACCCTCTACAGCCGAACTAGGACGAAATGTATGAAGCACAGCAACTCCCTTCTCAATCACAGGTTTTAATGCCTCCATAATCGTTTCAACACGTAGAGGATTTTCAGGATGCGCTGCTCTCCAAGCATGAGCTCGGTGAGCCGCGGAATAATAAATGTGTGCCATTGTTGCTTTAAAAAACAATAGTACGTATCGGTTCAATTTTTCATCATAAACAACAGATAGCCAGCCATACAAAGCAAAGCATTCCCAATAATGCAGTACCAAATATCGAACCATCTCTTAATCATAAATCCGCCCTTACCTTCATGAAGCTTATACCCAGTTCGAGCATAATAAGCCCTAGTGCCAATACCAGCAATCACAGCGGCACCTGAATATCCTTGTAACCAAGCAATCCTCTCTGCTTCCAACAATAATCGTCCTCCAATACCAGTATGCTGAACTGCAGCGATGTAGCCAGTGCTTGCATTCGCTGACGTAGTGCCGGTAGCAAACGTGCGACCATACACGTGGAGCTCTCTTACTAGTCCTAAGTCAGTCAATTCAGGAAATACACTCGTATCTCTACACAGCCGTAGACGGCAAAACCCAAAGAGGACCTGCTCGTCAGCGCTTTCCCAAGAGATAAAGTATTCCTTTCCGCTTTGGGCCTCATAGGGTCGAACTATAAGCCTACCATCGGCCACCTTAGCCTTTGGCCACCGTCCAGCCTCCCTACACCGAATGCAGCGACATGTTAACCCCCGTGCCTTCATAGTGTCATGATAGACATTCCGCTCTGAAGATGACGGCACTCCTGCCACAATATACTTCTCAGGAATATCACGAATAATACGATTGTTACGAATCCAAGGATGCACCCTCGTCTTCCAGTACAACACAACTTCGAGCAATTCATCATTACTGTAAGGAACATAGGACCCTGACTTGAAATCTTCCAAAATCTTAGTAAACGGTGTAGTCTCACAGGGATAAATCTTCACCTGGTCAGGATGTAGGTCTTTTAGAACAATATCAAACATTGCACGATCACCATCAGGCGTAGCACCAGGTAGGTTCGGCATAAGATGCACATCGACCTTGAAACAGGCGTCCTTGAGCATCTTTAGAGCAGAAACAGTATGCTTATGGCCGCATCCACGGTTCACCCCACGCAGGATAGCATCATCGGTATGCTGAACACCAATCTGTACTCGAGTAACGCCCCAACGACGAAACTCCACGAGTTCCGCTGCCGTAATGCAATCTGGCCTTGTTTCCACAGTAACGCCAATGACCTTATGCTTTCCTACAGTATTCAAATCCTGTTCCTCTTTCAAACTAGTAGGAAGCCTTGGCGCATCGTCCATACAGACATTTGCAGCATAATAAATATCACGCATAAAGTTCTCCAAGTAGGATTTAGGATACGAATGAATTGTTCCGCCCAAAATCAGCACCTCGAACTTATCGATTGGATGTCCATTGACGCGATAGGCCATAATGCGGTTCCACATCTGTGCCGCACAGTCAAACTTCGTCTGGTTCGCGCGTAGGACACCAGGTTCACCAAACAGATATGACCGTGGTTGCCCTGGTTCATTGGGGCAATACGCACAATTCCACTTGCAGGTAAACGTCTGACCCTCAGGATAGGGTGAAAGAAACACAGTCACAACAGAAACACCACTCAGACCGCGACAGGCCTTGGATACTAGAGCATCCTCGACAGCCATATCTTTTACCATTCGTCCTTCTGACACCGCCTTCTGATAGACTGTATTCATATGAGCTGGCTTTACAGCATGGCGATGTTCCTTTTGCACAGCCTTTCGTACAGCATCTGCTGACATTCCCTTCGCCAGAAGCCTAGAATAAGAACCTAGCATTTTCTCAAGTACTTCAACATCGCCTGCCGGCACTGAAATGTCTGCCCATGTATGCTTCAAAGGTAAATCCCTGCAATAATCCTCGATTTCGGTCACGGAAAGACCGCTTGGTGTAGTCATAATGTGACTTACTAGCAGTGCCACCTTCTATACTTCAAATTTTTTAGACCGATTTCGTTCTAAGAACCTTATTTAAAACTAAACTGAATTTAATGGAAGTTGCTGATATTGAAGTCGATTTAATCAATTATAGAGAGCCGCTGGGTTGCGCTTACGCAAATCTATCCCGGTACGTTGTGAAAGATTTTCAAGTAACCACACGATATAATGATGAACATTCGTTTACATGTATAGTGAAACGATTAGATGAAAATGAAGGTTGGGAGGACGAGCTTGAAGTTCTAGTGCATTATTTAAAATTAGCAAACACAACGACACTTAAAATTGGAAAGTCTTTTGTAAACGAAAAGGAAGTTAAAGTAAATACTGAAACCCCTATTTATCCATCGTTAAAACCTACAACTCTTTTACCTGTATATCGTTTTGCGCCCTGCCCGCCAAATTCCTGTATTAGTAGAGAAGAGTTTAATGAAAAATTCCAGACTGATATAAAACCTTTGCCTGCCGATTTGTATGCAGTTGGATTGCATGACGGCAATGTATATATTTATAACGATGTAAGAAACATGTGGTTTGAACTTATGCCTGCATGGCGTCATATCATATCTGTTGCTTTGACATTTACACAAATAAAGCATTTCTATTTTATTGTATGTAGCAGTGATGGATATATGGAAGAAATACGTTCTGAGGACCAAGGATCGTATCCAATATGGCATTCTAAACGATGGATATTCTGTAATTCAGCGCCTATAAAAATGCCTTACACAATTGGTATGGCCGATAGGCATGTTCTCCATCTTTGTGAAGGATACCATCATCTTCGTTCATTTCACAGAGGCATCCCATTTCAATCAAAGATAAATAAGATTATTTATGGCGGCCGTGTTCCTCGTGGATCACCTCAAAACTTCACCGAAAGAACAGATATCCAAATGAACCCGCGTCAGTACTTTTACAGCGATGCTGTTCCTAAAACAAATATCGTTTGCTCACCAGATGTTTGGATTAAGGACAAAGAAATGGTGAACTATAAGTATATTTTGGATATTGATGGTCACGGAAGTACATGGGATGGCACGGCATGGAAGCTAAATTCAGGATCAGTCATAATGAAATCCGATAGTCGTTGGCAGCAATGGTTTTACGAGGACTATAAACCTTGGATGCATTATGTACCAATAAAGGACGACTTCTCAGACATAGACGAAAAGTTCGCATGGTGCGAAGCAAACCCTGAAGAATGCGAACTTATTATAAAGAACGCTAAAGCACTCTTCCAGAAGGCTTACAGATTTCATAATATAGTTAATCATACCAAAAAACTGATTGAATTAATGGTCTAGGGTCTAAAGATATTTCATAAATACATCAGTAATGGCCGCATTCATAGACGCTATGAACGCAAAGCTACTGACAACGCAAGGCGTGAATGGCGCTACAGTCTACACTGAAGAAGGTGTAGGTGACCAGAGACTAGTACTCTACCAGTTGCTAGTTCGCCATTGTCCATCCTACTACATTAGTGAACAGATACACAAGGCCTTCAATCGCCCAACAGCCACAAGCGAAGAGCTACGAGACTACCTTGTTCTAGCCTTTCAGACACGTGACATTCGTGGTGGTAAGGGAGAGCGCGACCTCTTTTATACCCTCCTTTTATCGATTTTCAAGGAAAGACCGCAACTCATTAAGAAGACGATTAACCTAATTCCAGAATACGGGTGCTGGCAGGACTGTTGGAAGCTTTGGAATCTCTCTACCACTCATCCGTTCGGTGAGGAAATACAGGAAACAATCGTGGAACTCGTGCGATGGATCTTCTTTGAAGACCTGGCAAAACCCCAGCCTAGTGTACTAGGTAAATGGATGCCTCGTGAGGGGTCAAAATATGACGCAATCGCCAAAGAGTTTGCGAATGACTTTTATCCTGGAATCGAACTCCAGGACGATCGTCTGCGTCAGTACCGTAAAGACTGTTCCAAGCTAAATGCGCTGTTAAAGACAGTCGAAGTCGACATGTGCCGAAAGACGTGGGCAAAGATAAACCCTGCCACGGTTCCAGGGCGTCTCCTGAAGAAAAACCGCAAGGCGTTCTTGAATGAAGAACTACGTGGCGGTCATCTTCGTCGTCCTTCGAACGTAGACCGCATGGAGTGTCGCCAGCACTTTATGGACCATACACTAAAAGCCCTAAGTGGTAAGGCGACCGTAAGAGCCGCAAATGTCGTCTATCCCCACGAAATTGTTGAGGCTCTTTTGAATAACTATCTTTCAAATGAAGAAGAACAACTACTACAGGCGCAATGGAATGCACTTCGTGACAAGGCGAAAGAAGCTGGCATGCTACGTGGTTGTGTGCCCATGAGTGACTTTAGTGGCTCTATGGCAGGCACTCCTCTCTATGTGAGCTTGGCGCTCGGTATCCTTTTGAGCGAAATCAACGAGCCGGCATTCAAGGACTATCTTCTAGGGTTCGATGCAGATCCATCGTGGATTAACTTCACTGGTATGACTACTCTGAGAGAGAAAGTCAACTATGGACTACAATTTGCACAGGGTCTGAATACGGACTTCTTTAGGGCGACGTCTCTCATACTTAGAAAGCTCGTGGACTACTCAGTGGCGCCCGACCAGGCGCCAAAGGACCTGATAGTCTTTACAGATATGGGATTTGACGCCGCTGCAGGCCACACTCGCGGCCAAGATCTCTGGGAAACTCAGCTCACAACAATCAAAAAAGCATTCCAAGCCAATGGCTACACCGCACCTCGTATCATTTTATGGAATTTACGTTCGGAATACAGAGACTTCCATGCCAAGGCGGACACAGAGGGTGTAGTCATTCTTAGTGGCTGGAGCCCTTCCGCTCTTCAGACCCTGCAAACGAAGGGTGTCGTGATACAGTCTCCTTACGAGGCTTTGCGCGAACTTCTGGATGTTCCAAGGTATGACCTTGTTCGCGACGCTTGGGTATTATCCACGTGAGACATGACCATGCCTGACTCAGCCTTTGGTAAAATAATATCCGTCGACGTTTTTCTTCGGCTTCCATAACTTTTACTCCAAGAATTACAGCCTGTAGTTCTTGTAGCGATTCAGCACTAGGATAAATTGTGCGTTCATATTCATCTAACACATATACTTGGAATGCAGGTAACTTGAGAACGTATTCACGATCCTCAAAGTATCTGAATGTATCAAAGCCTCGAGCACCGAATGCAATATTATTTCGACAACAAAAGTCTTTTATAGGTTGGTATTCGGCAAAGTTACAGTCGTGTCCCCAATCATATATGAGAGTAACGCGCACTTTGTATTTGCCGATGACATATCGATTGTCGAATAGCGGATTAAGAGCCATACAGAGACAAGGAAAAAAGAAGAGTAGTTCAACTTTTTGTTAGAACCTAAAGGATACGAACATCTACACCTTAGGAAGAGGGTAGTACCAACTTCCTCCTAAATCTCTCATTCCCCACGACATCCATACAGCAAACCATATGTAATATCGCAAATTATAGAGCCTTATTCGATAAATAAGTGTGACTATAATAATACTTTTTTGTTCCTAAAAAGAATAAAAAGGTATTTTAATACTATGGATGTCGTGGGGGAAAGCAATATCGTAGCCATTCTGGATTCTTACAGCAAAAAATATAGCAAATATTTGTGTTAACTCATAAGAATCCAGACTGTTTACTTGCACTACGGCAACGCGTCCGCCGAACCATATCAGCACCTATGAACTCGCCGTCATCAGATCTTGTTTCCACAACACTAAAGCCGAAACGACTATACCAGCCTACAAGACGTTCGTCCCCTGCAGTGGTCAACCAGATGCTACGAGCATCTGCACACGTCTCCAATACTTTTGTTAGAAGCTTAGAACCTAAACCACAGTTCTGAAAGTCAGGATTGATACAAAGATAACGAAGAAACATCTTTGTATCAATCAGCGCAAAGCCAACTAGAGAACCACGATAGAATAATCCAATAGAACAGTCACTTCGTTCACGCCATGACTTTATGAACCAAGGTATTTCTGAGATATCAAATGCATCTTCGAAAAGTAATCTTAAACTAGCATAATGGTTCCACCGAAGTGGAGTAAAAGAGTACATAGTAACATCTGTTTAAGCTTAACAAGTCATACTAGGTTCAATTTTTTAAAATCCCGATTAGGGTATGTCATCTTTCTCTAGCGGAAGATGGACATTCGAAGAGATTAGAAAAATTCTTAAAATGTATCCAAAAAACACGACGTCTGTCTTATTACAATGTGTTTTTTATAAACCAGGATTTAATATATTAAATTGGGATATAGATAATTGTTCATTTCGTTTATGTCGAGGCGAAGAGCTAACAGAGGATATTATCTTATTTGCATCATTTGATCATGAAGATATGAAAATTACTGTTGTTGAACTGTACTATGCGAATGAAGATACATGTGCTATAGTTCATTTACATTTGGATACGCAACAGATTTTAAATTATTATAGAGAGATTGGTCCTACCGTATCAGACTTTGAAAATGCAGGGATAACTGTGCAAGAGTTTAGGAAAGAACGTATAAAGTTTTAACGCCAAGGCCGACCAATAAGCATCCAAACGCGACGTAAAAGAACAATCGTTTCTGTAAAGGTGTGGTCGACTGTAAAGCGTCGGACGCTACCAGCTCTACCAGGCTGAGGTTTTACGGGGATCATTCTACTCTATGTAGGGAATTTAATAAGGCGTGTGCAAATAGTTAACAAAAAAAGCTAGATAGTGTTCTTTGTTAACTGTTTAAGGAACACATTATTTATTATTTTTAGATATGAATTTCGCCACCTGTTCTCTATGTAAGGAACAAGGTCATGCTGCTACGAAATGCCCCGAATTAGTGGACCCGTTGAGACCAGGGTTCTCGGGTGCCGGTGGTGGCGGAGGAGGTGGTCACTCTCATGACGACGACGATGAGAGCTACTCAATCTCATCAATCCAGCCGTTAATCAGCCCTGTAACTACATCTCGTGTTGCCACAAGGTTCTTGTACTCAGGACGACCCTCAGCCCAACCAGGCTGCTTCGATAGGTCATCAATAACTGCACCAGTGCCAAAGTACGAGTGTGCAGCCACTGGCTCAGTAAACCCGTGAGCCAGAGTAATGCACCGATAACCTTCCACATTCACAATATGACCATTTGACAGCACTAGATTGTATACGGTGCTGATAAGACGGTCGTGAAGTGGCGAGACGTTACAAGGGAAATTCCAGTTGCCAGTAGCGTCATCAAGGATAGGATGGTATGGCGTAATACAAAGCTGACCGAGCTGGACCATAGGCTGCGAACGCTTATAAGAACCGCAAGTTACTAGAGCCAGAACCTGTGCCGGTCCTGACGGTGTCCAGACCATCTCACCTGGCGCAATATCCTTAATTGCCTTATAGTCACCATTCGCCATCTGAACACGACAAGAGCCAGCAAAGCAACCGCCGCTCTGATTGTGAAAGGCAGCCATGCTGACAGGGACAGCAGCAGCGTAGCCTCCACCATACACCTGAGCGCGCCGACTAGGCTTGGGCGCAGGCAGCGTCACGAAAGCGGTGTCACCTGCGTCCTGGAGAGAGCGGAAGAGGTCGCCACCATAAATCTGAAGACCAGGATCTTTGAAGTTCATACACTGCTGCAGGTTCTGCGCAGACAGATATGAGCGCATGTAGTGCTCACCCCACTTCTGGAAGTACTGAGGCGCCATGCCAATTTGGCCTTCACCGTCCTTTGTAGACCGAACGTCTCGAAGATAGGCCTTCATAGCATCGTTGGCGATAGGCGCTTGCGCGACCTCAAAGGACGACAGCTCTGTCGCCGCCGCCGCCACGTTACCCGCCTTAGCATGCGAAATCGCATTTACTAGGGTCCTAGCGTAAAGAGCCCGTCCATAGTCCTCAGGAGCAATCATACGACGGCCAACTGGAGCCCCATTGACCATAACTGCATCAGACGTAATCGGCAAGTAGAAGTCACGAGGCTGACCGTGGATAATAGCACCAGTACTGAACTCGGTGGCCACGTCGCCGTCCTGGATGCGTAGAACAGAACCACGAGATGCAGTCGCCAGAGAAGTCGCCATAAAGTTAATCATGACAGTTCCTACCATGCTACAGTCAGGGATGAAGCCGAAGATGCCTGACCCCCACGAAGCAATCTGAGCAAGCAGGTCACTATCCAGCTGATAGCCAAATCCAAAGGCATGAAGTGTCCATGGATTTGTCTTCTTAAGCATCTGCATCGTAGGCAGGATGCCACGCGGCGGGTTCTCATTAGGAAGGCCGTCCGTAAGAAGCATAGCAACGATATTGCTGCCGGCAAACTGGGGCTCATTTGCAAGAAGAGATGCCTGACGCACACCGTCCCAAATATTGGTGCCGCCATCAGGCCGGATGCGGTCTAGCGCATTAAACAGGTCACGCTTACCTGAAGCCGTCATCAGCGTAGGGCGTAGCTCGACTGAGGCAGCATTGTTGAACGCGATAAGACCAAACATGTCCTCATCCCCAAGCACACTAGCCTGCGCACGGACTGCATGCTTCACCAGGTCCATACGAGTAAAGCCCTGGGTCTCAGCATCAGTAGCTAGGCCTGCCTCGCTATCCATGCTTCCACTTTTATCGATAATACCAATAAGAACAATAGGCTGTCGCTTCTGGTCACCAGTAGCGGTCACGCGCAGATGGAGGGTCTTCTCGTGCACCTCAGCGTCGACAGAGAGTGTGGCATCCTTGAACTTGGGCACAGCGCTGCCAGATGATGAAGAGCCAATAAGCCGTTCAATCTGAGAACGCAGCGCGTAGTTAGGTGTTAGGTTTGCGATATACATTGGATCACGAGTGATTGGCGACGTGGTATGCGAGGCAAGCCAAGCAGAAATCGCACTTCGCTCGTAGGAGTGTCCGTCAGTGCCCATAACAGGGTCACGCATCAACTCGCCAGTGATAGGGCAGAGGAGCTCACTCGGAATAGCAGCAGACATTTGGAAAGGGAGGAAAGCAAGAACAAAGGTAGCGATGCCGTTACAACATCGGTCGACCCTGGTTCAATTTTTGACGTCATGTATGCTTATAAATACAAAGAATAAGTATTCTTTATGTTTAGAAAAAAAAAAATTGTTTATTGTCTTCTAGTTTTTCCTCTACCTTTTCCTAATTGCTTCCCTTTCCCCCATTTGTGAGTATTATTTTTTGCATTCTGTCTTTGCCCCTTTTGTTTTTTATAGTCTGACGTATTTATCGTTTTTTGTTTCTTGTTTACCAAATTGAATACTATATCAACTAATTTATCTATAGCATACTTATCAACAGCTTTTCCTGCTGCTACAAGAGATCCTAAAATAAATAACGCTGTTGGGTCTCTATTTATAGCATCTAACAAAGTTTTTATTGTAGCCATAAAAGAGTAACAAACTGGATTTTGATCCCATAAATTTCCAACCAAATTAACGAATGTGGGCCAGCAAGAGCCACGAATGATTAAATTTATTCCATTATATATTGCGGCGCCACCAAATAGTTTCAAAGGAGCTAATATAGAAATTATTATATAAATTGCACTTTTTATTTGAACTTTTGATATACCGCCACCACTTTGTACGTTATTCAAAGAACAAGTCGTCGAGACCTGCTCTATTTCACCATTGAGTTGATCATTAAACGCATATAACATATTTTTTGTTTCATCTTCTTTCAATAATAGACAAACTCCGTTATTTTCCATTCTATAGATCATAAATATAAAAAACTATGTAGATGGCTGTTCAGCCGGGGATTAGACAAATATAATAAAAAATACAATATCAATCAAAATATTTTTTTAATATTTGATTAAAATTTACGCCCAAACTATACTAATAAAATATTCTCGTTTATAAAAGACACTGAATACAAATATTGATACGATATTTTAATTTCGCTACGAAATTTCTAAGTTTTTTTATAGTACTTATTTCGCTACGAAATTTCTAAGTTTTTTATAGTACTTATTTCGCTACTAAATTAATATTTTCCTAAGAAATTATTGTGATATTTTTAAAAGTACTTATTTAGCTACGTATTTTCTACGTTATTTTTGCGCGCTATTTCTGTATTTGAAAAACTGCGCTATTTTTTATATACAGAAACAGCGCGCAAAAATAAATACGCAGAAATATCAAAAATATCCAAAAATATTCAAAATCTGCGGCCGCTAAAATAAAATCAATTCAGAAACCGTACGGTTTCTGAATTGATATTAAAAAAAACGCGAAAATTCGGCGTTTTTTAGAAATATTTCTTATTTTTAGATTTCACGCTATTTCTTGTATTATAAGAATTAGCGCGCAAAAATTAGCGTAGAAATTAAAACAAGAAATAGCGCGCAAAAATTAGCTTAGAAATTGCGCTCAAAAATAGCGTAGAAATTTCGTAGCAAAATAAGTATAAAAAAAATTAGCGTAGCAATTTATTATGAATAACATAATTATTTCGTAGCTAAATATTAAGGTTATAAATACATATTAAAATAGCGTAGTAATTAACTTACTCATTATTAATCATTAGCTTTAATGCATCAATATCTTCGTTGCTCAAATTTGCCTCTAAAGACGACGAAGCTAAAACAGCCTTAGCTGCAATTATTGCTACATCTTTTCTACCTGCGTTCCAAGCATTTTGGATAAAATGCCATCGTATAGACCAATGATCTCTTACAACTTCAAGGTAATTACTTATATTTGAATAATAATCACCGTAATAAATTGTAAATAGTTCTGGCCACCTATCAAACAAAAAAACTAACACTGTTTCTTCACTATGACCTACGCCATTAGCAAGCTGCTCATAAAATACCGACAATGCTCTAGTATATAGTGGATATACGAAGCTGCTTTCCACAGTCATAAAGCCTGCAGCAATACCACAAGGCCCAAAGTTTGGCATATACTTGTTCATATCACATAACTCCTTCTTAGAACGGTAATGTATATAATTTACTGCTATTTTTGGTTTAGGATTTTCAAAAGCTATCTGTAGATATTCCTTAGCTTTCCATGTTATATGTTGCGCCCCAAAGTCTACCCAAATATAGTGTGATGCAAAAGGCAAAAGTTCTTTAGCCTTCTTAAATGCAATAAACTTAAAAATAGTTAAAAGAAAATAGGATGTTGTATTGCGTTTATCATTCGGCGGATTTATACTTCTATTTTCTTCGATAATTGTATACGTTTCTTTGAAAAACTCATATTCTGTAATATTCTTTTCTACATAAATTGTCTGTATCGTTGGAGCATATGTCTCTCGTAAAGGTTCTATCCATGATCTTGTTTCTGTATCGCAAAAGATCACCAATGGTGATTGGATACTTAATGTCGCTTCACAGTTTTTCTTATAGAACTCTTCAGGTCTAACATCACTTGTACTATCGGCCGCTTTTTTAAGATTAAAAAAGGCTGTAACGCCGACAGAGTAAACCATTTATTCATTATACCAAAGTTTTCTTTAGACAACTTTACTATTACCTAATCTGCGTAAATACCAACGTTAATACGCCAACTAGTAGTAATGCGCATAATCCCCAAATGATTACTCGCTTGATATTTATACAACCAACTCTTCTAGCACTCGATGGAATTTCCAAATGAATAGTCTGCTCAGTGTCAACTGGCACAGAAATAGAATATAAATTAGTATTTGTTTGAAACGTTATATTTTGTACAGGTCTAGTTGCATCAGGAGGAAATCCTATTTTAGCATGACAAATAGGGCATTCGTACCCGCCTTTCTTAAGGAAATAAATCATCCAACATTCCACATGAGTATTAAATCGACATGTGCAAGGCATTTCGTGTAACTTTTTATGTAGACTAAACTGAATAACTTCATTGTCTTTAGTAGATTGTTCTAAGCAGAACAAGCATGTTAATTCATCAGTAAACATCAGTGCATACCTTTTTCTGAGGCGATACTAATCATTTTTTAAATGTGCGATATTTCCTGCTATTCACCCTTTTATTACGGCGAATGGAACGTCTACGATTATATTTCCTTGTTCCTCCAGCGCGCGGACTTAATTCTACAAAGTCATCCAAACTCATATGTTGAACATCTTCATCCAAACTAAGCACAATATCTTCAGCTGTGAGATGAGATAATTCTCTTTTCACTTCCTCTTCAAAATTTTCATTATCGACAATTTTGATGCCGCACGCCTCGGCAAATCGCGATTTATCTAAAATCGACGTAATGACTGGTTTATTTCCTGAGTTGTCTATAGTGAACCAATTCCTATTAGCGTCAATAAATCCAAATGCCAGCAAATTGGCAATTATTTCAACCATTTCCCATTTATAGATAACCTTTGACTTTTTATCAGGTTCATCGCGCATTTTTACATAAAAATTTGCATTAGAACTTAAATTATCATAGATTTCTTTTGCCTTGGCTCCTTTTTTGAATTCTTTAATTGAATATGCGACCGCGGCTTGTTCCTTGTCTTCAGGCAATGGAGAATATATATCCTCGAAATCTAACAACGCCCTCCTATATAAGTCTAATCTATGGTTAATTTGCCCCTTTGTGCAAGGGCTCTTAGAACTATTATATATCAAGTTATAAGTAGCTGGCGTTTTATTCTCCCATAAATTAACTATAGCTACAGTGAGAATTTGTTTTAACGTATACTTGCCGATTTTAAACTCTTCATTATTATATATAGATTTTAGCCCTGAATTAATAAGTAGTTGTAATGCTTTTTCATACATATCAGTTACTCGAGCGTTTGGCGATTTTTTAGGAAGAATACGCTGAACCAATGCAGAAATTTTAGATCTATCTGGACTAGGGGGAAGTACTGGTCCAGTTTTATATCTTGGTTCTGCCTTGGGCGTTGAAACTGTGCCTGATACTTCCGCTGCCGCACCGATTGGATGGTTAATATGAAGACTGGTTTGATTAGCGGCGTCCATCTTTAAACAATATATAGATATTTATTTCCGGGATACTGTAAATCTATACTTCCTTGTCTTTCGACGGTAACTTCCAGCCAATTGTGGGAGTAGTGACTTTATTCTCTCCTTACTATTTGAGCCTATATCAGACTTCATATATTTTTGTAATACTGTTTCTCTTATATTTCTTATTTCTTCATCTGTCAAATATTCAACCATGGTTGGATATAATATGTTAATATTGCTAGTCCAAGTAGGCTCTACTTCGCTAGCTCCTGTTTCCAGTTGAACGTTTTTAAATGTAAGATTATTAACAATATTTGCAAATTGTTTATATAAAAGATTATTGTTTTTATACGGTCTATTGTAAAATAAATACGATGCATTGAACGATTCGGGTCGTTCTAGAAGAAGAGCGATAAAAATCCTTCGTATAGCACTCTCTTCGTTCGTCAATCTTGATAGATAAGTAGTCCTTAATAAATCTAGCAATAATGTACTAATATCTCTTGAAGGGCTAAAGCATACTCTAAAGCGCGGTTGAGCATCAATTACGTCTTCAATGCAAGAATATCCAAAATCTATAATTTTAAATTTTGGTTTTCCATCGACGTAATTTATCATAATATTATTACTTTTTAAATCGCGATGTCCAAACCGAATACCAACCTTTTCCGTTTCTAAAAAAGCAAACCGTAAACAAATCTGATATAGATTCTCTTTTAAAAAATTAGGGTCTTTATTTGATTGCAACTCCTGCCATAAAGTCTTTCCTATTCTTTCCATTACGATACAAACCTCATGATTTTCTTTATTGTATGAAAAGATAAAAGGAAGTGGAACTAATGATCCAAGCATTTTTGTTTTTGCGCTTAAATAATACTGAACTATGAATTCTTTGCATATACTAGTAACCCATCGAAGTTCATGCGCTTTTAACGCTTCATCGGTGTTAATGTTTTTAGGAATAGTTATTTTGATGAATTTTGCAATCAATTCTAAACCATCTATTCTTTCATTCAACAAAAAAACTTTACCATAAGAACCTTCTGCTAATTTTGAATGAAATGTAAAGTTAGTTTCAGTTCCGTCTAACATATTTATTTTTAATCCTTCTTCGCTTCTTACAGATGTTGCTATATCATCTATAGTTAAAGGCGGTGTAGGTTTGCCCGTTTCAATAGTCGTTCTGAGACCATAGCTCGTTAAATCATATGCCATAATTCTATAAAGGAATTAGATAATCGGTTCACACTTAACCGGGTTTGCAATGTTAAACTGTTTGTGGTTTTTTTCATAGGCTGAAAGATATACGTTTTTCTCTGCTGTCACAATAGTATAAATATCATATAGTTTTCCACTAATTAATACAGTATTAGCGGCAAACATCGCTGGGCCTTTGTCATTACCATATTCCGTTATAATAATATATCCACTAAGTACTGTATTAATAGCAAACACAACAACTGTTGTTATTCCTATAACTTTATACAAATTAGTCAGAGTATTAAGTTTAACTTTTTTATCTTCGCGTAGTCGGTCAATGGAGTTAGCAACTGTTTCACTATCTGTGGGTAGTGAGTTATCAATAAGTAAATACTTGTTTAACCTTATCTCGCGACGCACTTCAATGCCATATAACGAAAGAAAACATAAGAGCGTGATAACATTTACGAATACAATCCCTCTGTAAAAGGTGCTACCGTTGGTAAAATTGTCTATAGGCAGACATGCACGACCATTGCATACGCCGGGCACAAAAAGCACTAGCAAAGTGCCACTGCAAACGCGATAGGCCTCGATTAAAATAATTGCGAGCGTTTTTAGTTCTTTTTTAAACGCAATATTCATTCTAAAAACGCATAGGTTTATTTAACCCTCAAGCAAATCAAATACAATCTCGATAAATCCAACCGGTCTTTTGAAATGCATTGAGATAACATCTCTGGCCCAGTATCCTATAAGTTCATGTTCGCCACGGAAATCTCCATTACCACGCCCATTCCCTTCGCACGTCAGAATAGACAACGGGTGAATGCGACTTCCTTCTCTTTCAGGAACTTTTGCCTTATCTACAAACTGCTTCTTCGTATGGTTGACCACGTACTGATAAATAGACGCCGCCTTTTCAGTTGGTATGATGTGAGTATTCTCTTCACATAGATGATACAAGTTTGCATCAAAGTCTTGTTCTACATCGGCATAATCCCCCGCCCATACGACGCGCGACATAAAATGCGCGCCATTAGGGCCGAGTTCGTGCTCTACAGTATTCATAAAATTGTTATCGATATAAGAATGCTCCATCAGCTTAAGACCATCATTATACTCATGCGCATTCATCCATGCTTTGATTTCTTCTACGTTGCGCGCCGGAACTTTTAGAAATATCGGATAATAGTATTGACCCATTTTAAACTATCTTCTCTTTAAAATAGCAATTCATTTTTTTTCTTTTACCATAGTATATAGATGCCTGCAGAAGCGTTCACTCCTTTTGTAACTAAAGTGCACGATACAAAAAGCGTTCCTACATTTGTAGTCGAATCGTTAGTCTTTGGCATAGCCGGGCTTGTATTAGGTAGCGCCGTTGATAGAATGTGCATTAGCCTAAATGATAAATACCCGAATCATAAAATTCCCATAAGTATATTTCAAATAATTATATCAGCTGTTATTATTTCAGTTGGGTATTTATATCTACCTAAACAGTACACATCCCATTTCCAAAGAACTCTACCAGGCCTAGCATTCCCAGCATTCTATTATGGTGTACAGAGTAATATCTATAGTACGTGGCAAGGCATTGGTGTCGCGCCTCCAGCAGCTCCGGCTGTCGCAATACCAGTTCGCTCTCTTCCTCCACCGATTTCAGAAAGCGGTGGAAGGAAACCTTAAATTCTAACATTAATACTAGTGATATGGAAATTAGATTTCTACTTCACTATAAAAAATTATACGACTGGATATGACGGATCCATCTGGATGCCGCACTGACCAGATGGGTTAAACTATGTATGATGCTAGAAAGGTATCCGTTGCTCCAGCGATATCCGAGAGATGAATTCAAACTATTTTGTAAGTACACGCGATGCGTTAAAACATCGAAGGAAAAAACTCCGGTATGAGTGAAGCCTTCGTAGCTCAGTGGTAGAGCATCACTCTTGTAAAGTGAAGGTCTCGTGTTCAATCCACGACTGAGGCAAACTATTTTCGAACCAACTAGGTTGTTTCAAAAGTAGTACTATGATCATTATACCTTCTCACCATTCAATGTCAACACTTCGCCTGACACTAAATACTTATTCTTGCCCACCTTTATGGGGTAGTTAGCGTCATCATCGGGATCTGCAAACATCTCAAGTTCAAAGAGTTGATCCTTTGGATCTGTAGGAAAGTCTGGGCCAGGTAGGAAACTAACTAGGTATACCCTCTGCTTTCTATCATAGGTCATAACTGGATTTGTTAGCCCAAAATCCCCGAAATATGGCTTATACCATTCAATGATTTTATCCTCACCAACTTCATTCGCCGATGGGCTTACAGCCATTGAAAACAGAATACGCTTTGGTGACGATGACTTTGGTAATGCTGGGTGGCTCTTTACAGATGACTTGGATGACATCTTGGTGGGTGTAGGAGGCATAGGTAGCATAGGTGAACCTGATGACTTCTTTGTAGGGCGACCACGCTTCTTCATTGCACGGCATGCCTTGATTGTGCGATTGTAAGTCTGGCCTTCAGGGCATTTTGACTTACGTGAGCCGGGCTTACGACCGCGCTTCTTTAAGGGGCGGCACGCCTTCAATGTGGTGTTGTACGTTTCGCCGGGTTGGCACTTGGGCATTTCTAATTTAAAGCGAGAATTTTAGATGTTAAACTCTAGGGTTTAACATCTAAAAAGTTATAGCTTAGTTGTTTACGCCTTCTTTGCGGGGCGACCACGACGCTTCAATGTACGGCACGCCTTGAGGGTGCGGTTGTAGGTCTTGCCGGGAGAGCATGCTACGATCCGGCTGGACGCCTTGCGCCCGCGCTTCTTGT